AAGGAGACTTCGAACTGTATGCAAAACAAGCAGCTAAAAAAGATACTAAAAAGGGCGTTCTTGAATTCTCTGTAGGTATCTTCGACAGTAAAGCTAAACCCTCCAACGCACAGATCGGTGGAGGTTCTACAGTTAAACTAGCTGTCAAACCTTGGTGCTGGTTCAACCCGTCATTGGGATTTGGATACACGCTCCAGCTGCAATCCGTACAAGTGTTAGAGCTTGTTGAATACTCTAACAGTGGAAACGTATTTGGAGAAGAGGAAGGAAGCTACAAAGCTGAATCCTTTGGCGAAGCGTTCGCACAAGATAACGATGAGGCATCGACGTCGCCAGCCGCGAACTTCTAAGTTTCGCTCTGGGTTCGAAAAGGTAATTGACGCCCAGCTCACGAGGGTGGGCGTCTCTTACTCTTACGAATCTATGAAGCTTAGCTATGTCTTAGAGAAGACTTATACTCCCGACTTTATCTTAGATAACGGGATTATAGTCGAGGCTAAGGGATACTGGGAACCTGCCGACCGTACCAAGCATCTCAAGGTACGGGAGGCTAACCCTGACTTAGATATTAGATTCTGTTTCCAAAATGCTTGGAACCGTCTCAGCAAACGCAGCAAATCAACCTATGCCTCTTGGTGCGATAAGCACAACTTCAAGTGGTCACACCAAAGAATACCAAACGAATGGCTTTTACAGTAACACACCAACCTTGCACCGAATGCGGAAGCAGCGATGCACTCTCATACAACGACGATGGGAGTGCATATTGCTTCAAGTGCCAAACACACTTCCCTGCTAATCGCATGGGAAAACAACAACAACCCTCACCACGTATGCAATCCAATGAAAAATTTATCACAGGCACTCTCTCGCCTCTCACCGCTCGCGGTATCACTGAAGACACGTGTAAAAGATACGATTATCGTATCGGTTCTATCAACGGTCTGCCTTGCCACATTGCCAATTATAAAGATGATTCAGGCAGAATCATGGCTCAAAAATACCGTTTTGAAGACAAGCGGTTCACTTGCAGTGGAAGTCCTTCGACCTTTTTTGGTCAGCATCTCTTTCCTAATGGTGGTCACCATCTTTGCATTACTGAAGGTGAGATCGACTGTCTTACAGTTAGTCAACTACAAGGAAATAAGTGGGCAGTCGTAAGTCTTCCTAACGGATGCGCTTCAGCTAAGAAGATGTTCAAAGACCACATGAAGTGGTTAGACACTTTCGGTCACATCGTCCTATGCTTCGACAACGATGAAGCAGGTAACGAAGCTGTAGAGGCTGTTAGTCACCTCCTACCTTTAGGCAAGACAAGAGTAGCTAAGCTTCCTATGAAGGATGCTAACGAAATGCTACTCGCTGGAGAAGGTAAGGAAGTTGTTCGTGCTTGTTTCGACGCTAAGCCTTGGCGTCCAGATGCTATCCTAGATGGCTCTGAGATGTTTGATCGTCTTACTACATTCGAAAACTACGAAACAGTTCCCTACCCTTTTAAAGGTTTGAACAACCTTACCAAGGGCTTTCGCAAATCTGAAATCGCTACGTTCTGCGCTGGTTCTGGGCAAGGTAAGAGTTTGGTATGTAAACAAATCCTGCACCACTTCCTTACAACTACTGACAAGAAGGTTGGTATGATTGCTTTGGAGGAGTCAGTCGAGCGCACCGCTAATTCTATTATCGGTATCGACATGCAGAAACCAATCCACCTTGAGCCCTTTACTCCTGATGACGAATACACTGAATCATATAAGCGCACAGTAGGCTCTGGTAACTTCTTTCTCTACGACCATTGGGGATCACTCGAAGCTGACCACCTATTGGGTCACATGCGTTATATGATCAAAGCTCTGGAAGTTGATTACATCTGTCTCGATCACTTGAGTATCGTTGTGAGTGACCAAGACAACGGAGATGAACGCAAGACCATTGACCGCTTGATGACTAAGCTCCGTGCTCTTGTGCAGGAGACAGGCATAGGTATGCTTCTTGTTAGCCACCTCAAACGCCCTGAAGGACGTGGACATGAGGAAGGCACAACAACCAGTCTTTCACATCTACGTGGTTCCGCTTCTATTGCTCAGCTCAGTGATACAGTCATAGGATTAGAGCGTAATCAACAAGCCGAAGAGAACAGGAACCACACTCAGATTCGTGTTCTCAAGAACCGCTTCTGTGGTCTCACTGGTTTAGCTTCAAGTATAATATATGACCCAGACACTGGGATACTCACAGAGGCACAGGTAAACAGTTTCGAAGAGGAAGGAGGCAGCACAAATGCACCCTTCTAATATTCTATTCTTTGATGTGGAGACCAACGCACCTAAGAGCTTCTCTACGCTCGACGGGTTAGAGACGGTTCACTGCCTGTGCATCTTCGATCCAGTAGGACTTAAGTCTTACAGCTTCCGTAAAAACTTCCAAGAAGACAACATCGAGGAAGGATTGGAAATGCTTCGCACGGCTAATGCAATCTGTGGACACAACGTCATTGGATTTGATGTTCCTGCTTTGTTTAAGCTCTACAACTTCAAACATTCTTACGTGATTGATACGCTTACGATGTCTCGCTGCATCTTTCCAGACATCAAAGCGTCAGACTTCAGCCGTATGGATTTTCCTAAGAAACTCATAGGCTCTCACAGCCTTGAGTCTTGGGGATATCGTATTGGTGTTAAGAAAGATTGCGAGGCTGTTCAGTCAGAAGACTGGTCAGCTTGGTCACAAGAGATGGAAGACTATTGCGTTCAAGACGTCATAGTCACTTACAATCTCTACAAGTATCTCATGAAGAAGTCTCCAGACGAGCGCATGCTTGAGCTAGAGCATGACTTCGCTACCCACATTCGTCAGCAAGAGTTCAACGGTTTCCCTTTTGATAAAGAGGCAGCGTTACAGTTATGCTCGACGTTATCAATTCGAAGAGTTGAGCTTGAAGAGGAATTACAACTAGCCTTCCCTCCCCGTGTTGAAACAATGAAGACGCACGTCTGGGTTACTCCTAACGGACAAGAGTTTGATTTCAAAACAGAGGCAATCAAGGCTGGTTTTAAACAAGCTGACATCCAGAAGGGACGTCTCAAGACTCGTGAAGTTCCTTTCAATCCTCTAAGCCGTGACCAGATTGCTGAGCGTCTTATGGAGGCTGGATGGAAACCTGCTGCGTATGACGGAAAGCGTCCGACTATTGATGAAGCAGTCTTAAAGCAGATTGATACTCCAGAAGCTGAAATACTCTTAGAGTATCTCCTGATAATGAAACGTCTTGGGCAAGTTGCCGAAGGTCGTAACGCTTGGCTCAAGATGATTCAAGGTGACCGTATACACGGAAGCATTAACACTAACGGAGCTGTTAGTGGAAGGTGCACACACCGATCACCAAACGTAGCACAGACTCCATCCTCTCGTTCTCCTTATGGTAAAGAGTGTCGCTCTTGCTTCACCGCCCCAAAGGGTAAAGTCCTTGTAGGTGCTGATGCCTCTGGACTGGAGTTAAGAGCACTGGCTGGATACTTATACTTCTATGACAAAGGTGAGTATGTGAAGATCGTTACTACTGGTGACGTTCACACAGCTAACCAAGAAGCAGCTGGGCTCGCTACGAGAGACCAAGCTAAGACATACATCTACGCTCTTTGTTACGGTGCTGGTGATGCCAAGATCGGTGAGATCGTAAGAGGCACGTCAGCAGATGGACGCCGATTAAAGGAAAGTTTCAAGAATAAGTTCCCTGCATATGGGCGTCTCATGGCTGATATTGGTAAAACTGTTGACGCTAAAGGCTTCCTGACGGGCTTAGACGGACGCAAGCTGCCCTGTAGGTCGAAGCATTCCGCTCTGAACGTCTTATTACAGTCCGCTGGGGCTGTTATAATGAAGAAAGCCCTCGTGCTGTTTGTTAAGATGGCTCGTCATCCTTTTGAGATGCACGGGAATATCCACGATGAAGTTCAATTCTCCTGCGAAGCTGAACACGCTGACTCTCTTGGTCAGTGCTTTGTTGATGCTCTTGAAGCAGCAGGAAAGGAGCTGAACTTTAACTGTCCTCTGACGGGTGAATACTCCGTTGGAGATAACTGGTCTGAAACCCACTAAAAGAATTTAAAACTATGAGAACAATGTTAGTAGACGGAGACATGGTAGCTTTCAGAGCTGCGGCTGCCACCGAAGAAGCCATCAAATGGAATGATGATTACTGGACGCTTATGAGCGATCCAGATCAAGCCAAAGATATCTTCATGAAACACCTAGAAGAACTTATGGACCATGTCGCATGTGACGATGTCCATCTCGCTTTCTCTTCTAGTAAGTGCTTTAGGCACGACCTCAACCCCAACTACAAGTCTAACCGTAAAGACAAGCGTAAGCCTATAGCTTTAAAAGACCTCGTTAGTTGGGCGCGTAAGAAGTGGACGACTTTCGTCTGGGATGACCTAGAAGCAGATGACGTTATAGGCATTATGGCTACTCGTAAGGATACTGACTACATGGTAGTTTCTGGAGACAAAGATTTCAGAACCATCCCATGTGAGCAGTATGATTACATACGCTGTCAGTTCTACGACATCTCCAAAGATGAAGCTGATTTCAACTTCCTCGTTCAAGCTCTCTCAGGTGACCCTACAGACGGTTATGCTGGACTAAAGGGTTTTGGTCCCAAGACTTCTGCAAGGCTTTTAGAAAATCAGGGAGCGACTTGGGAGACTGTTCGAGATGCTTATATCGCCAAGGGCAGCACCGAAGAGGAAGCTCTACTGAATGCACGTATGGCTTACATTCTCCGTAGTGACAACTATGACCTATCCACTCAGAAAATACAATTATGGCAACCCAACTAGAATTTGACTTCATGAAAGATCAAACTGAATCAAGACTACCAAACTCTGGAAAGCATGCAGAGTATGAAACTGGAGCAATCCGTGACTCTAAAGAAGGTAACGGACTCCCCTCCCTCATGCCCCTTATTGCTCTACGAAAAGCATCAAAACGCTTTGAGGATGGAGCAATTCACTATGGGCGTGACAACTGGCAGAAGGGTATTCCTCTCAGCCGTTACGTTGACAGCCTATATCGCCATCTATGGCAATGGATGGAAGACGAACCAGATGAAGACCACGCAGGTGCTATAATATGGAACGTTATGTGTATGATTCAGACGAAAGAATGGATAGAACAAGGAAAACTTCCAGAGACTCTTAATGACCTATGATTGACCTAGCCTTTATTAAAGACGGAGCAGCTGATGAAGCTATTGTCTTCGATCAGCTAGACGCTGCCATAGTGGGCGTAGATCACAACGGTTACCTAGTCTACAGCTACCAGAAGATGCTTAAGTGTTTTCAAGAGCAAGGCATGACACTGGACGAAGCTATTGAATGGATTGATTATAACGTTTTAGGCGTTAATGGAGGTAATGGATTTACCGTAATGGTCGGAGAGAGAGACTAAATATGATGCGTGACACCGAAAAACCCTGCCCGTTTATCTCAGATGAACTCCTTGATTACATTCAAAAATGTTTTCCAATGAAGGATTTTGACGTGTCCACCACCAAAGAACAGCTCCTTACCCATGTTGGTCAAAGGAATGTTGTTAACTTCCTAAAACATCAACATGTAATGCAGAACGAATCCCTGCTTACCAACCCAAAGTAATAATATGTGCTCAGTTCCTGAACCAAAAATCCCCGAACCAGTTGAACCTCTAAAACCACCCCCTCCTGCTGCTAAAATGGCAACGAAAGTAGGAAATACGGCTATTAGAACTAAAGCGAAAAACACTGCCAAAAAGCGTGGGACTTCATCCTTAACAGTACAACGTCAGTCAACTGTGAACACAGG